TCAACACGGTGCGGTCCCTTGGGATGGGATGGACAGATTGGATCGCTCCTCTCTGTCTGGCAGCTCTGTGCAAACAGAGCGTGCAACTGCAGGTGCCGCAGTTGCCATGGAGATCTAGCTCATGGGTCTCCGAGTTTGGGCAGGGGCTGCCCAAAATCACTGTGCCGACCAGAAAGATCGGGGCGACCGTGTTGAGCGCCCAGATTCTCCGGTGGTTGTTTCGGACGTGGTGGTCCCTTAGGGGGACGCCAATTGGCGCCGAGCTGACTACCAAGTTGGTGCAACGCACGCTCACGACGGGGGCCATGACCTCTAGTGAGCAGCGCAAAGTCTTCGTGCAGGTTCCGCTTGTACGAAGCCGCCCCACTCGCAATCACACACACGGTGAGAGTGCGGCGGCCCGCAACTCCGGGAGCGCTACGGCAGCCGTAGCGGCGCTCCAGTTGGGGCTCGAGCCCTACTACGTCCAGAAATCTTTGACTGACGTTAGGAAAGGCCGAGCCGGTGATCGAACATATCACTGGGCCAAAGACCTCGGAGTGCCAGCCGAGGACTTTCACTTCGATCCGAACAGGCAGGCCGCCGTCCTTGTTGATGTAGATCATTACATTGACATGCCGACGATGCTTGCCAGGTTCCCTGGGACGTACCTAATCACTACGTTCCAGCCCTCCGCCGCTGCCAAATCCGATGGTGAATACACCTTTCGGTTCCAACCCGACGGAAAAGTGCACTACCGCGTGAGCGGGGGCGCTGAGTACGAGCATCATGTTTGGGACTACAAGGGCGACACTATCGTTGCGGAGGATCGCGGGTACGCGACCAAAACCGTGGTTGCGTACCACATCGACCGGAAACGGGTTGATGACCATCACGTTCTCATCCTGCTGTCTGTAGTGGGGAAGTTCGTGATCCCCCTCCCGCTGCCCACCTCGTTGTTCATCGAGGGCGCCCGGCTCGGGAGGCTCGAGCCTGTCTTTGGGGACTATGTCGTGTTTGACATTGTTTCCCAGGATGGGCTGTCCAGGAGCATCGCGGTCCAAGGGGACCATGAAGCGGTGACTCTTCCGAAGTCGCAGTTCGACGCGATCCACGCAGTGGCTCTTGCGGCGAAGTCGGCAATGACCCCGTCCATGGTTGCTAGCAACATTGCACCCTCTGGTCCGAGTGGATTGCCCACATCCAAATTGCCCCCCGGGCATGCGGCGATTTTGGCTGGATACCTCAGGACAACTGTTCCCGTTGCTCCTCCGGTGGTTTACCCTCCGAGTGCGTCGATGGAGCCCATCTCGTACTCGAAAGACGACTACACCGCACCCGTGCCGTTGGCTGGATTTGGGTCACCTTTGATAGGGCCCTGCTACAGCCACGCGGCGAGCCTCACTAGTGAGGACCGCTGCATCGAAGGCCGGGTCGAGCGGTTTGCCGACTTGAGTGAGAAGACGATGCCACCTACTCTTGCGAACTACATGCAGGAGTTTGCCGAGCGCCTGATCCCAGTTGCACACATGGGACACCCAGTCGACGAAGACGAGGTGCGCGCCAGGCAGGAGAAGCCGAGCCAGCGACAGATCCTTGAAGAAGCTAGCGTCATGGGCGACAACGTGAAACCCGCATGGAAAGCGTTCAACAAGAAGGAGACTTACACGAAGGTAACGGAGCCTCGTAACATCTCCCAGTCCAAGCCGACCACGAAGCTAGCCTATTCGAAGTACATCTACTCCTTTGTGGACGGAGTGATGAAGAACCAGGAGTGGTACGCGTTTAACAAGACCCCGGCCGAGATAGCCGAGAGGATGTGCGAAATCTTGAAAGACGCGAGCCACGCCACTCTTGCAGATGGGAGCCGATTCGATGGGCACGTCGGTTGGTTCCTTCGCGTGTTTGAGAGGACATGCGCCATGCGATATTTCGCCAGGGAGCACCATTCAGCCCTGTTGGAACAACTCGACGCGCAGATAGGACTCGACAGCACGACCACCGAGGGAAGAAAGTACCAGTCCGGCTACTCGCGCGGTTCTGGCTCCCTCGAAACCTCCGCTTTCAACTCCATCGACACGGCGTTCATTGGTTACTGCGCCTGGCGCAATACCGTCGTTGGTGGAGTGAAGTGCAGCCCGGACATCGCTTGGAGCATGTTGGGGCTGTACGGCGGGGATGACAGCGCCGAGGGCGCTGTTGACCCTTCGGCCCTGCGCAAGAGCGCGGAAATGTTGGGCCAAGACTACGACGTTCAGGTCGTGGCCCGCGGGGACTTCGGAGTCAACTTTCTTAACAGATGGTTCGGCCCTGACGTTTGGAATGGAGACCCCAATTCCATGGCCAACTCCTCGCGGCTTTTGTCCAAGCTGTGGGTGGGCCCTAGAGTCCTGCCCCAGCCACTCCAGCGGTTTGCCGAGCGTGCCTCAGGCTACTACCGCATGGATCGCAACTCGCCCGTTATAGGTGAGATTGTCACTTGCGCTTACGAGCTGCTCGGCGAGCGCGAGGACGGGAGCATGATGCCTTGGTTTGGGCGTTATTCGGCCGAAACGAACTGGCCCAACGAAGACTCCGGGTGGATGCTCACGCAATTTGAGCTGTTCATTCCCGACTTCGATTGGGACAGGTTTCGCGGCTGGATAATAGCCATCAAGCACTCCCGCGATCCAGGACTTTTGCTGCAGGCCCCGCTTTGCACCCCTCTGAGCGACACGCCAGTTGTGGTTAAGCAAGCCTGCATCGTGGGGGAGCAGTTGGAGCTGCCCCCTACGCCCCCCCCCGAGCCCAAGGGCAAGGAGGAGGAAGTGTCGTTCACGGAGAGCGAGGAGTCTTCCGAGGAGGAGATTCCGTCCCCCGTGTCCGTCGCAGCGGAAAGCGTTCCCAAGCTGGCAAGCAAGGGCGCGCTTCAGGCTCGGCCTCCCAGGGTTAGGGAACCCCGAGAGGCAAAGCCTCCCTTCAATTGGAGGGACGTCGCGACTTGGCCAGAGCCTGTGCAAGGCAAGGCCGAGACAGCCAAAGCCTTCAACCGCAGGATGGACGCGTGGCGGAAGAAGCGAGCAGCAGTCGCTGCGGCCATTAAGCGCAAGTGAGCCGCAGCCAA